CGGCCCCGGACCGATTACGCCGGACCGAGCCGGTGCGATATGGCTCGAGCTCCGCCAAGCCAAGAAGCGCCTCGAGGCCATCGAGGACGCATGCAAGGCCATGGCCGCCGAGCTCCCCGAAGGCCTTCCGCTACCCGGCGGCAAGCGCCTCGTGGCGACGACGCGCAACCGCACGACCGTGGACGCGAAGGCCCTCGAGGCCGTTGCGCGCCAGCACGGCGCCACGAGCGACGAGATCGCCGCGTGCGCACGAACGACCACCTACAGCACCATGCAGGAAATCAAGTGAAGACAAACGAATTCCCACAAAACCGCGTGCAACTTATGCTCGCGATCGCACCACAAGCGTTCACCCTCCGGGAGTTCGCAATGCTTTACCGGAGCCGCTACGGGCACGCAGACGCAAAACGCCCGTTCAACAACTACTCGTGGAAGAAACTTGGGCAGCGCCTTAACGCCGCCGGATGCCGTCAGATTGGCGAACACCTGCATGATCTGACGAAGTACATGCAGACGCCCGCCGCTGCATCGTTCAGCCCACCGCCGCCCGCGCCGGTGTCGGAGCCGGCGCGCCCCGCGTCCACCATTGAACGAATGGAGGCCAAGCTACTCGAGCTTCAACGCATGTTGGAGCTCCAGCAGAAGATTAAAGAAGTAGAAGCCCAAATCGAACTGTTCTGAGGATACCATGGCAAAAATTGACGAACTCGAAATCCGCATCACGGCCCTCGAGGCCCGCTTGCACGCGCTGGCCACGAGCTCCACGAGCACCAAGGCCGGCCCCGGCGCCAAGCCGATGGCCGTGGACATCGACGACCCTCGGTGGGGCGACCCCGAGGTGAAGTATGTCCCGAAGAAATGGGACGGTCCCTCGTTCGTCGGCTACCGATTCAGCGGGTGTCCCGTTCATTTCCTCGAGTTTCTCGCCGGCGAGCTCACGCGCAGCGCCGAGTGGAAGGACAGCCAAGGCGACGAGCAAAAGGCCAAGTACGCCGCGATGGACCGACGCGACGCCGCCAAGGCGCTCGCGTGGGCAGCGCGCAAGCGCAACGCGGGCGAAGGCCCCATCGATGAAGCGGACATGCCGTTTTGAGCACGATCGCCATGCTTCGCGCCCGTGCCGGCTATTCGCTTCGCGAGGCGTCGGTGCGGTGCGCCACGTCGCACACCACCATCAACGCCATCGAGCTCGGCACCAAGGGCATCTCGGTCAAGGCGCAGACCATCGAGCGGATCTGCAACGGCCTCGGCGCCACGGCATCCGAGACGCTCGACGCGCTCTTCGAGGCCCGGAAGCTCCCGGCCGAAACCGAGGCCACGATCTTCCGCGACCGCGCCGCCTTCGAGCGCGCCATCGAGGCCGCGCGATGAACGCGGACGAGCGCCAAGCGCGCGCCATAATCGGTGACTGGACCTTTGAGCGCATCATGCGCCTCGAGGACCGCGCGCACGCCATCCGAGCGGCAGAGGTGCGCCTCTACGCCGAGCAGCACCAAGCCCGCGCCCGATGGCACGCAGCGAAGGTGCAGGCATGACACCGCACGTCACCGTCCACGAGCTCCCCGGCCGCATCGTGGCCGTCTATTGCGGGCACTGCGCGGGCACGTTGCGCCTCGCGCTCCCCGTGCCCGTCGCCGAGCTCATGGAAGCCGCGCAGGCCTTCGCGACGCGACACGCGCAATGCAAGGCCCAGGACCGGCCAAGCGGACCGTTCTGAAAAAAAAGGCGGCGCCTCCCGCACGAATCAAGCACGAGGAGGCGCCGCACCTGCACCATGCAGGGGCACGCAGCTTGCCACGGTGCGAGCGATCGTCTACAAAAAACGAGCCCCCGGAACGCGACCAACGTCCGAGGGCAAAAACACGAGGCAGCGATCAGGCTAGCGCGACTCACCGCGTTCGTCGAGTGCGTTGCCGCGCATCACGAGGACGAAGCATGATCATCGCAAACCAAATCGGCATCACGCTAAAGCACGACGACGCGACCGGCGATCCGAGCGACATTATCACGATCGAAATCAGCGTAAATTCGAGCGTCGCGTTTGTTCACACGCGGTCAGGATCGCGGCACGTGGATTCGACGCTCAGCCACGAGGAGCTTCGCGCGTTTGCGCTCGACCTGCTGCGCCTTCTTCGTCGCATCCCCGAGGCGCAGTGATGGCCGGCTGGTCCCGTAGGGAAGTCGCCGACGATGCGCGGGTGCGCATGCTCCTTGAGCTTGGCCAAGTAGACCTTGCAAAGACATTCCTCCTCGCGACGGAGTATCGTGTCACGGAGGAGAGCGACGACGTTCCGGGCATCACGCCGGAGCAGATCGAACAGCTCCGCAAACTTGGGCTTTGGCGCCCCCTCGACGAGCTCATCACAAAGCAGCTCGCCGACCGTGCACGCTCGCGCACCGCTCGCTCAAAACGTCACGTGACGTCACGTGACGACACGCGACCTAACGTGTCGTCACGTGACGTCACGGATATCACAACACAACACAACAGCACTTCTCCTTCGGAGAAGACAAAGGCGCCTGCGGCGCCTCGCTACGCCTCGTCCAAGAGCACTTGCCTCGGACAGTGGAACGCCGCGATCACCGAAGTGACCGGCACGCCGTCGTGCGTGACCGGCGCAGCCATGGCAACCAAGGCGCAGCAGTTCCATCGCGCCGTTTACGCCAACGGCGAGACGTTTGCCGACGTGGTGCGCCGTCGCCGGCTAAACGGCCAAAGCCTCAACCTGCATTGGACCATGAACGACTACGCAAACGACATCGAGCGTTCCGGGCCTAAGACGGCCAAGACGCAGACCCAGGAAGAGTGGTTCGCGAGCGTCGGCATCCCTCATCATTCGCAGGTGCGCCGATGATGGTCGCCGTACAGGCCGAGCTCGCCGCATGCGTGTTCGTGTGCGAGGCCAAGGCCGCCGCGCGGGCCTACATGCTCGAGGCCCTCGAGCCCGAGCACTTCGCGCAGAGCCCTTGCGCCGACTGGTGGCGCGAGGCCAAGCGCCTCGAGGCGGACGGCGAAGGCCCCGCCGGGTGGAACGTGCTCGAGCGCCTCATTGCCGCCAAAGCATCCGTGCCCGCGAGCCCGGACGGGTGGCGCGGCTGGTGGCTCACCGTTCGCGAGCAGGCCGCCGGCTACCTCGAGCGTGGGCGCCTCGACAACGACGAGCGCGCCGAGGAATTGGTGCGCGAGCTCACCAACGCGCACGAGCTCCGAGAGCTTCGCCGCGTGTGCGCCGAGGTGGCCGGACGCGCCGAGGGCATGATCGAGAACGGCGAGCAGCTCCGCGCCGAGCTCCTCGAGCGTGTGACGCCGCGCGTGGCCGATGGCGCGCAAGGCCTCATCAGCACAAAGGACGCCGCCAACGAGCTTGTCAAACGCCTCACGGCTCGCACCGTCGCCGCAACCCCGAGCCCATGGCCGGGCCTCGATGCCTGCGTGCAGCTCAGCCCCGGCAGCCTCACCGTGCTCGCCGCCGCAACCGGCGTGGGTAAGACCGTCCTCGCGATCCAGTACGCGCGAGCGTGCGCCGCCGCCGGCTCTTGGTGCATGTTCGTGGGCCTCGAAATGCCCGCGAGCGCCAACCTCGCCCGCGTGGCGCGGCAGGAGTACGGCTGCGAGCACCGCCCCGAGGTCCTCCCGCCGCAGCTTCAGTCGCAGGCCTACGCCGAGCTCATTCGCGGCATCAGCTCGCTCGTGGGCCGAGGCCTGCGCGTCGAGTGGTCGTGCGACGCCGGGCAGAGCACGGACCACGTCGCCATGAGAGCAAAGGCCTTCAAGGCACGCCTCGAGGAGCGCGGCGAGCGCCTCGGCCTCATTGTCGTGGACTACCTCGGCATTCTCGACCCGACCGGCGACGACGCGCGCCGACGCATGGAAAAACACGAGCTCCTCGGCGAGTACGCGCGCCGGCTGAAGATCCTCGCGCGCACCATTGGCGCACCCGTGCTCGCCCTGGCGCAACTCAACCGCGAGGCCGAAAAGGCCGGGGCCAAGGCCACGCGCGGCATGATCGGCGACAGCTACGCGATCCTGCGGCACGCTGACACCGTGCTTCTCTTCTCGCGCCCGCTCCCCGGAGCGGAGCCCGGTCCGCAAGCCGAGCCGGCGCTAAGCATCCAAAAGGCGCGCGATGGTCGCGCCGCCTTCTTTCGCATGACATGGGATGCGACCCGCGAAACCTACAGCATGACGCCATGATCGACATTCACCCGCACCACCTCGCCCGCATTGTCCGCCTCGCCGACGCTCGCCAGCGCCCGGCTGAAACCATCGTCGCCGCCATGCTCATGGACCTCGGCGCCACGCCAAGCCCCGGCCAGATTGCCGCGTGGCTCTGGTCCGAGTGCGTCAAGACCGGCATCGAGCGCCCGTCCAACTTCCACGACCGCGCGCAGAGCGTGGCGGCGTGGCAGGCCCTCGAGGCCGCGTGGCGCGACAGTGAGGCAGCCATCGAAATTGCAGAGCTCGACTAGCCCAAAGGAAACACGATGAAGCACGAATCAATCAACGTCCCCGCCTACGCGCACGAGGTGCCCGGCGGCTACGAGGTACACGTCACCGAGGAGCTCGGGTGGGATCTCGTCGCGCACGTCTACGCGCCCATGGTCCCGAGCCCGCGCCCGCGCGTGACCGGCCGCGGCACGTTCATGCCGACGACCTACCGCAGGCACTGCGCCAAGCTGGCGGCCTCGCTCGCGTACGCACGCGGCATCCTCGAGGCCGGGCACTTTGGCGAAGCCGCGCCATGGCAGAGCGCCGGGCCGATGCGCCTCGACCTCGCGTTTTGGGCGCCGAAGCAAAGCGGCGACCTCGACAACGCCGCTAAGACCGTCATGGACGCCGGGCAGCTTCACCGCGGCGAGGCGCCCGGTGCCGAGCTCTGGCGCAACGACTCGCAAATTCGCTCTTTGACGGTGGACTTCATCCAGACCGACGAAGCCGAATGGCATCAGCTCGTGATTCGCGTGCGGCGCCTATCCGAGACGGGTAGGGGGTTTCCTCCGCCGTCGTGGGGCCTAGACGCGCCTAAGCGGAAGAAAACGACCGCAGGTAGCCCGAGCGCACCAAAGGCCCGTAAAGGTGCAAAGGAGGCGCAGCAATGACCATCAAGCGCAGATGCCTGCGAAAGCGCACGCGCCAGCCCGGCGACCGGCACAATGACTGGACGCTCGTCGAGCTCGTGCAGGACGGGCCAAACAATTTGAGCCGCAAATGGGCGGTGCGATGCAAGTGCGGGTATGCGTCCACCAAGTGGGAAGCGGACCTGAAGGCCAAGGTCACGGCGTGCGGCGCGTGCCGGCGCAACGAGCAGAAGGGAGCGGAGCCATGAAACTTCGTCCATTCTGGCGTTACTACGGCGGCAAATTCCGACTTGCTCCGCGTTACGCCGCGCCAAGGTTTGAGACCATCGTGGAGCCTTTTGCAGGCGCGGCCGGTTACGCTTTGCGCAATCACGAGCGAGAGGTTATTTTGATCGATCGAAGCCCGATCATTTGCGAGATTTGGCGGTTTTTGATCGGGGCGACATCGGACGAGATCCGGCGCATACCGTACGTCGAGCACGTTGACGAATTGCCTGGATGGGTTTGCCAGGGGGCGCGATGGCTCGTCGGTTTTTCGATGAATGACGCAACTACAGAACCTCGAAAACAGTTGTCCGCTGGAAGAAAACGTTTGCGCGATCGCGGTCGGAAATATGAGGGATGGACCGACGCGCATCGGGAATGCGTCGCGCGTCAAGTTGATCTGATTCGCCACTGGAAAATTACTGAAGGCGATTACACGTCTGCGCCAGCAATCAAAGCGACTTGGTTTATCGATCCGCCGTATCAGGTAGCCGGAAAATCTTACAAAGCCCAACCGAGCGATTTTTACGCGCTCGGCGATTGGTGCCGATCGTTGTCGGGCCAAGTCATGGTTTGCGAAAACGTCGGCGCAGATTGGTTGCCGTTTCGGCCGTTCGTCGATGCAAAAAGCGCCATGCGACCGGGCACGACAAACCGCGAAGCAATTTGGACGAACGACGGAGCAGGCGCATGATCAACCTCGACGAAATCGAAGCGTTTTGCAGGTCAACACTCGCCGCAGACTACATCGACACCGAGTCGGCTGCGCGCGGGTACTGCAAACGAGCCGACAGATTTGCCCGCACCGACGTCCCCGCGCTCATCGCACGAGTGCGGGAGCTGGAGGCGGAGTGCAAGCGCATGAAGACCTTCGCGGCGCTGAACTTCTCCGCGATGATTCGTCAGGAGGCCGAGCAAATGCGCGCCTACGGCCTCAGCTACGAGGGCGTGCGGAAGGTGCTCCACGAGTACAACGACGGGGAGATCTCGTTCGGGAAATTGATGGACCTGATTCGCGCCGCAGCGCGGGCAATGGCGGAGGATATGAGCAAATGACCCATCGAAAAGACGTGGTGACGTTCGAGGAAATCATGGCCAACGTTGACCAGATCCCAAAGGGCGACCCGTTCGCGCGTGGAAGGGGCCACGTTGACCCGCTCCGCGAACGCGCGATGGCTGACGCGCTTGCCGCGCCTCAACTTGCGGCGCGCGTGCGGGAGCTGGAGGCGGAGTGCGACGGCTACGTGCGCTCCCACGCCATCCTACGAGCCATCCACGGCGCGTTGACCGACGCGCTTCCAAGCACACCGATCCCCGCGCTCGACTCGTTCGACGTGGTGGAGATGGTGCGCGGGCTCGCGACCGAGTGCACCGCCCTTCGCCGAGAGCTCGCCGCGCTGATGGACGACCACTAGCCTCGCGCGCGCCCGCGATCGCAGATCGATCATCGAAGATCGGTTCGCATGCCGGAGGAAGTGAGAGGGGAGTGTGAGGGGAGAGAGAGGGAACCGTCAAGCACAAAAGCGATCGCGATTGATTCCGGCAGCGATTGTGCTAACAGAAATCGTGCACCGGGAGGCCTTGACGCAACGAGGCCTTCCGGCTCGCAACCTCACCAGCCCGAGGGACGGCGCCAGATGAAAGCCACCAAGAAAATCCAGATGTTCGAGGGCGAGAAAGGCTTCCGCCCGAAGCGCGAGGAGCTCGAGGCCGTGGACGGCTTCGCCCTCGGCGATGAATTCGTCATGCCGGAGCTCGACTTCGAGGAGGCGAGCGGCGACCTATTCGCCGACGTGGGGCCGGTGCGAGCGGTGGACCAGCTCGACGGACTCAACCCGCTCGAGCTCATGACAAAGCCGCGCCGCATCACGCAGACGGGCGGCATGGCGGCGACGCACGCGAGCAACCTCGCGCACCAGCTTCACGAGGCCGGCGAGGGTACGACGCGGTGCATCCTTCGAGGGACGTTCATTTTCGGCGACCTCATCATGGAGGCCGCCAAGCTCATCGGGCCGTGCAAAGCCAAGATCGCCACGCTCAGCTACTCGATCGAGAACGTGGACGCGCTTTGGACCGCGTTCGACGAGGGGGCGCTGACGGGCCTCGACTTCGTGACAAGTCACTTCTTTTATTCGCACTATCGTGAGACCCTTTGGCGGGCGCTCGTCACCAACCTACCGCGCAAGGCGTGCCGCTACGCCGTGGCCGGCACGCACGCCAAAGTGGCGCTCCTCATCCCCGATAACGGCGCAGCGCCATGGTGCATCGAGGGCAGCGCAAACTTGCGCAGTTGCCAGAACCTCGAGCAGATTACCGTGAGCATCGGCGACCCGGAGGCCGTGAGATTCCACGCGAAGTGGATTGACCGCATCGTGGAGCGGTTCGAGCTCACGGACCGTGCTAACATGGGCAACGCGGCAACGTGGGCCGCAGTCACCGGAGTATGAGCATGGCAAAGAGCGGGAGCGAACAGTACAAGGGCAAACGCGGCGCAGGTGGGCGCCGAGTCGCACGAATGAACGCGCAGCGCCGAGTAGCGGAGCGCAAAGCCGCGCAAGCCGCCGTACCATTCTGAGGGGACCATGGCAGGGCGACCGCTGACACTGACGCCGGAGACGGCTGACAAGATCGTGAACGCGCTGAAGATGGGCAACTATCGCAGCGCAGCCGCGAAGTATGCCGGCGTCGAGGTGGGCACGCTGAAGCTCTGGGTTACGCGCGCCAACAAGGGCGAGCAGCCATTTCTTGACTTGCTCGACCGCATGAAAGCCGCCGAAGGCGAGGCGGAAGCCTCGCTTGTCGCGACAATTCGCAGGGCCGCGAACGACACGTGGACCGCAGCGGCGTGGCTCCTCGAGCGCAAGCACGCGCCGAAGTGGGGCCGTCGAGATATGTCCTGGGAAAATCAGAAACGCGAGAAGCGCGCCGCGCAAATCGCGGAGCTCGCGGAGATCCCGCTCGACGAGCTCGAGCGCATGGTCGCCGGCGAGAAGGCGCGGCGAGCTCGAGAGGCCGCGGCGAAGGCCTCGGACGTGGGCGCGCTCCAGTGACGCGGCTCGCGATTGTCGCCGGCGTGCACGTGCTTGGGTTCGCCGCGCTTGGCGTCGGCGTGGACCGTGGCCGTGTGGCGCACGTGCTCGTCGTGGCGCTGACGCTCGCACACCTGGTGGACGCATGATCGCGACGCGCGCAGCTCGAGACACGGACGCGGCGTACATCGCCGCCACCGCGCTGCATCAGGTGCACCGGTTCGTCAGGCACGTGACCCGCGAGGAGCTCGAGCTCGTCGTGCGGGCCATGCTCAACGAGAGCGCGATCGTGGTCGCGTGCTCCGAGACCGACGATGACACGCTTTTTGGTTGGTGCGCCGCAGTGGGCGGCGTGCCGTGGTTCTGTTTCGTGGCCCGCGAGCTCCGCGGGCACGGTATCGGCGCACGTCTGCGCCTCGAGGTGACACGTGGACGAGGTATTGATCCGGCTAGTGAGCGGCCTTCACATCGACAACCGGATGCAGGAGACGATTCGCTTGCCGTCGTCGCGGCTCGACTTGGGTTCGTTCGGGGCGTTCATTCGTGACGTGGGCAGCGACGCGGGCACGCTCATCCCGTGGGCGCGAATCGAGCACATCCGGCTCGCCGCTCCTCCAGGCCTATTGGTCGCATCAGCGGAGGGAGGTGCTAGGGAGCCTCGAGAGCCTACTGACGCACCGGCTGGGGTTCGCGCTGACGACGGCGACGCCGCTACAGCGCCAGCTCGCACGCCTCGTGGACGGCGATCCAACACTCGACCCGTCGAATCCTGAGCTCCTCGAGGCCGTGGGCGACGCGGCCGCGCTCGTGGGCGTGCGGCCTCGAGAGGTGACCGTCGTCGCGTCGATTCGTTCCGCCAAGACCATGCTCGCCGCGGCCGCAGCCATCAGGGCTACGCAGGTCGTTGCGTGCGAGCATTTGAAGGCCGGCGAGATTCCGCGCGTGTCGATTTTATCGCTCGACCTCGACCTCGCGCAGGTGGCGCATTCGCACCTTGCCGGGAGCATCATGGCTAGCCCGGTGCTGCGCGAACTCCTCGTGGACGAGCCCCGCGCCGACTCGCTCATGCTGCGTCACCCATCGGGCCGGCCTATCGAGATTTGCACCGTGGCCGGCAAACGTGCCGGCTCGTCGCTCATTTCACGCTGGATGGCCGGCGTCATCGTGGACGAGGCGCCACGCATGGCCGGCGAGGGCGACGCCGCCGTGAATTTCGACGAGACCCGCCGCGTGGTCCTCGGCCGTATGCTCCCCGGCGCGCAGCTTATCGCCATCGGTTCGCCGTGGGCGCCGTTCGGTCCCGTGTTCGAGCAGGTGCAGGAATCGTGGAAAAAGCCAACGGCCGCGCGCGTGGTCGTGCGTGCGCCCGGATGGGCCATGAACCCGGACTACTGGACGCCCGAGCGCATCGAGGAGCTCCGCGCGAGCGACCCCGACGCCTACCGCGTAGACTGCGCCGCCGAGTTCGCCGCGCCGGAGTCCGCGCTCGTGCCGCCGGATGCCGTGGCCGCTGCGACGCGCACACAGGGCGACCTCGAGCCCGACCCGCTGCGGTCCTACGTGGCCGCAATGGACGCCGCAACCCGCGGCAACGCATGGACGCTCGTGATCATGAGCCGCGACGGCGACAAGCGCCGCATCGACGTGGCGCGTGAGTGGGTGGGCAGCAAAAACGCGCCGCTGAGCGCAACCACCGTGCTGCGCGACATTGCCGTCATCGCCGCGCGTTACCGCGTGCCCGCCGTATGGTGCGATCAGTGGAGCGCCGACCCGCTAAGTGAGCTCGCGTTGCAACAGGGCCTCACGCTCCTCCCGCGCATGACCCCAAGCCGCGAGCGGTGGGAACAGGCCGCGCGCTTCCGCTCCGAGCTCCTCGAGGGCCGCCTCGAGCTACACCCTCACCCCGCCATGCGGGAGGACGTGCTCCGCGTCAAGCGCGCCACGACCATGCAGGGCGTGCGCCTCGAGCTACCGACCGCCGGCGACGGCCGCCATTGCGACTTCGTTCCAAGCCTCATGCTCGCCAGCGCGCAGTTCGTGCCCGACCGGAGGCCGGCGCCGCATGAACGGAACACCGAGGCGTGGTACGACGCAGAGGCCGCGCGCATTGAGCGTGCCGCAGAGGACGCCGGCAGACGTGCCGCGCGCCGGAGATGGTGACATGACGACGCAGACGCAGAGTATCAGGTGGTGGACCCTTCCAATCGAATCACGCACCGCGCTGGACGGCGTATGGTCCACGGTGCGCGAGCTCGACACGCTCGATCAGACGCGCCTCGACGCATGGGCGCGCTACATCGAGGCCTACGGCGTCGAGCTCCCGACGCAGGGCCGCAAAGGCAGCCCGTACCGGCGCATCGACGAGGAGGCCTTGGTCCCCAACAAGTACCGGCGCATTCTCGACACGATCCATGCGAAAATCATTCGCAACAAAATACTCCCGCAGACGGTTTCGACCGGTGGCGACTACTCGACGCGCACGCGCGCCAAGGGCCTAAGCCTTTTCCTCGAGGGCCTTTTCGCGACGGAGCGCATCGACACGATCGCGGACATGGCGTGCCGTGACGCGCTGCTCACGGGCCTCGCCGCCGTGAAAGTTTACGACGAGCCCAGCCGCGTGAGTTTCGAGCGGCTCAAGCCGTGGTGCCTGAAGCTCCGCGAGGCCGAGTGCAACGGAGGAACGCCCCGCCGGCTTTACTACGTGGACGACTTCGATCGCGGCGTGCTCGCGGACATGTTCCCCGAGTCCGAGGGCGCCATCATGAGCGCGCCGCCGCCGTCGAACATCGGCGCAACGCGGCTCACGGACGCCTACAACCCGCAGGCCGTGCGTGTGTGCGAAGCGTGGGCCATCGGCACCGCCGACAGCCCCGGACGCCACCACATCAGCATCGAAGGGCACACTTTGCTCGACGAGGAGTGGACCGCCGAGACGTTCCCGGTGGCGATCCTGCGATTCTACGCGCCGCCGGTAGGATTCTACCCCGTCAGCCTCGCCAAGCTCATCCTCCCGATTCAACGCGAGCTCGAGTTCACGGCCGTGAAGCTTCAGCAGACGTTCAAGCTCATGAGCCACGCGCATTTTATCGTGGCGCCCGGCGTCGAGTTCACGACGGAGCAAATGACCAACGAGCCCGGCACAATTTGGCGCGCCAACCCTGGACAAATTCAGCCCTTCGCGCCGCCGTCCGTGGCCGCGGACCTGTACCGCTACTTCACCGACCTCGGCCCCATGATGACCGAGATGTCGGGCGCAAGCGCCATGAGCGTGGCAAACCAAAAGCCCGGCGGCGTGACGAGCGGCATCGCCATCCAGACGCTCGACGACGTAGAGGCCGAGGGATTCCTTGCAATGCACCGCGCATGGACGGACTGGCACATCCAGATTGCCAAGCTCGCCATCGACGCCGCCGCGCGCGTGGCCGAAGACGACCCCAAGTTTTCCGTGCGCATCGTGGGCAAAAGCCGCGCGTCCGTCATGCGGTGGCGCGAAGTGGCGATGGACGAGGACGACTACGCGATCCGCGTCATGCCGATCTCGCAGTTTGCCCGCGACCTTGCGAGCCGCATCGACCAAGCGGAGAAGCTCTTGCAGCTCGGAGCCATCGGGATTCCCGAATTCCGCGAGGTGCTCGACCTTGCCGACCTGCAAGCGCAGAACGACATGGACCTCAGCGACCAGCACATCATCGATCGCAACATCGAAGCGATCCTGGCGCGCCAAATGCCCGTTATCGCCGAGCCATTCGACAACCTCGGCATGATCGTCGCGCGTGGCGCCAAGGCCTACAACCTTGCCCGCCTCGAGGACGCCGACCCCGTGAGCCTCGAGCTCTTGCGCCGCTACATCACGAGCGCCCAAGACCTCACGCAGGCCATGCAACCGCCACCGCCTCCCGCCGCTCCTGGCGGAGGTCTCCCGCCGGAGCTCGCACAGATGGCAGGCCCGGCACCCGCACTAGCCTGAGCGGACAACCAAAGGACAGCCCATGAACCTCGAACAAAGCGCGCCGATAGCGCAAGCCCCAGCAGAGCCCGCAGCGCAATTCGCCGGCATCAATGGCAACGAGCGCAACGACCGACGCGCCGCCGCATTGGCCGCGCTCCGCGCCGCAAACAAAGAGCCCGCGCAGCAGGCCCCAGCGCCTCGCCAAGAGCCCGCCGCGGCGCAGACGGACGACGACACGCCCGACGAGCGCCCGGCAATGCTACAGGCCCCAGAGGCCGAAGAACACGACGAGCCCGAGGACCGTATCAGCGCCGTGGTGCGCGCGCGCGAGAAGGCCAACCGGCTGCGCCGCGAGGCCGAAGCGCAGCGCGCCGAGGTGGAGCGCGACCGGATGCGCCTCGACCTCGAGCGCCGCGAGGTGGAGCAACTGCGCCGAGCTCGAGAGGCCATGCAGCGCGACCCCATCGCCGGCCTCAAAGAGCTCGGCGTGGACCTTCGCGACCTCACGGAGCGCGCCGCCATGGACGGCACGCCGGAAGCGCAGTTCCGCGCGCTCCAAGAGCAGATTGCCAAGCAGGCCAAGGAGCTCGAGGACTACCGCACCGGCCAAGCCCAGCGGGAGATGAGCCAACAGCGCGCCGCGGCAGAGGGCCAATTCTTCGCGCTCGCACGGGATGAAGAGGCGTTCCCGTACCTCGCCGCGCGCGCCGAATTGCACCCCGAGCTCGTCAAACAACAGGCCTACCAGCTCCAAGACGACTACTACAAGCAGACCGGCAAAGTCCCGAGCCTGAACGACATCGCGGAAGCCCTGGACTACCTCGCGTCCGAAGAGTATCGTCACGTTAACGAGCGCGCAGCTCGCCGCGGCACCAGCACGCCGCGCACCGGAACGGTATCCGCAGCAGGCAAACCGAAGCCCTCCCGCACGTTGAGCACGTCGAGAGCCGGCGAGAAGAGTTCCGCTGCGCCAGACACGGCGCACATGTCGCGCGATGCCCGAAGGGATTACATCGTGGGCATGTTGAAGGCGGGGCGCCTCAACGGCTGACGGTGACCGGTGGCGGGAGGAACCACCAACCTCCCGCCTACTAGGACCATCATGCCCGTTTTGGACACTGCATCCGCCGCCTCTATCATCAAGTTCCTCTACCCGGACTACACGGTCCCGCGCGAGCTCCGCAAAAATAACCCCTTCTTCGCGATGCTCGCCAAGAAGACGAATTTCGTCGGTAAGAGCGTGGACGTTCCGCTCACGATCAACTCGATCCAGGGTGGCGGTGCGACCTTCAGCGGCGCTAAGGCCGCCTCGGAAACCTCCCAGGCCTACAACGACACCTACAAGACCTTCACGCTCACGCGCAAGAGCGACTACTCGCTCGCGACCATCAGCGGCGAGGCGATGAAGGCGGCCGTCATGGATGAGGGCGCCATGGTGGACCTTTTCCAGGATACGATGGACCTCGCGATGTTTACCGCGATGCGTTCGATCGCACGCCACCTCTTCCGCGACGGCACGGGCACGATCGGCAAGGTCGGCAGCATCGCCACCGCGACGATCACGCTCGCGACCCCGAGCGACGCCTACAATTTCAGCCTCGGCGAGCGCCTTAGCGTCTTCTCGGGCACCGGCGGCACGGCGTTCATGTACGACACCGTGATCAACTCCACGGTCACGACGCCGATCCGCGTCACCGCCGTTGACCGCAAGGCCGGCACCATCACCGTCAACGACGGCACCAGCATCGCCGCGGGCCACTACCTCGCGCGCGCGACCGATCGCACCGTCGCGACCTCGAACGCGACCGTCTTCACGAACTCGAACGTCGTCACCGGCATGAAGCAGTGGATCGCCGGTTCCGACCTCGGCGTAGCAACCGGCCTCTCGACCTCGGCGTTCTTCCCGGCGGACATCTACGGCCTCACCCGTACCTCGGACAAGACCAGCCTTGGCGGCTCGCTCCTCGATTGCACCGGCGCCTCGCCGGACGAAGCGATCATTCAGCTCGTGAGCGACATCGCCGCGGAAGGTGGTCGCCCGGACCATTGCTTCATGCACCCGCGCGACTTCGCGGCACTCAACAAGTTCCTTGGCTCGCGCACCGTCTACGACCGCGCCGTGAGCATCGAGGACGCGGAGATCGGCTTTCAGTCGATCGTGCTCATGGGCGACACCGGCCCGGTCAAGTGCGTGGCTGACATCAACGTGCCGCAGTCTGAGATCTTCGCGGTCCAAATGGACACGTGGGATCTCTTCTCGCTCAATGCCGCACCCCACATTCTCGACTACGATACCAACCAGTTCCTCCGCGTGAGCGATGACGACGCCTACCAAATCCGCGTCGGCAGCTACGGCAACCTGCGTTGTCGCGCGCCCGGCTTCAACGGCCGCGGCAAAAACTTCCTCGCGGCAACGGTGTACTGATGGCCGGGCGTTCCTTCATTCAGCTCCTCGGAGCTCTCGATCCCGGCGTCGTTGTGCTCCCGATCTCGTGGAGCACCAACGGCGCGTCCGATCCCGTCGCGACGACCATCCTCGGCCGCGGCGTGGCATCCGTCGCGCTCGCGTCCACCGGCGTCTACACCGTGACGCTCCAAGACGTGTACACGAGCCTCTTGTCCGCGACGGCGACGCTGCAACTCGCCAGCAGCGACGACAAGGTTACCAGCCAAATCGGCGCCGTTGACCTTAGCGCCAAGACGTTCCAAGTGCGCATCTTCGACATTTCGTCGGCCGCACTCGCCAACGTCGCGGCAGCCACGGGCAACCGAGTGAACCTTCTCCTCGTGCTGAAGAATTCGAGCGCCTAATGAAAAAGCCCGCGCTGCTTATCGCCCTCGGCCGTGGCCCAAAGGGCGGAGAAGACGAAGAGGAGGCGCCCGCCTCAGAGCGCGGCTACTCGCCCGAGGAAAAGAAAGCCCTCGCCGGTGACGTGCTCGACGCGGTGAAGGCCGGCGACAAGACAGCCCTGGCGGACGCCCTCGAGGCGTTCACCATGGCTTGCATGGAGGAGTGAGACAATGGCACGCAGTCGAACGCTTGGTGATATGCGCTCAGACGTTCGGCTGCGTGCCGATCTCGTCGGAAATCAGTTCGTCACCGACTCGGAAATTGACGAGTACCTCAACCAAGCCCTCGCCGAATTCTACGATCGGCTTGTGGGCGCTCGAGGCCAAGAGTACTACGCCACCGAGCAGGTCATCACGACGACCGGCGCCGAGTCCTACGCGCTCCCGGCGACGCACTACGAGACGCTCTACGTCGAACTCGAGGACAGCGGCGCCCGCGTCCGGCTCGGTTCGTACAGCTTCCACGAGCGCGCAAGGCTCCTCGGCACCTCGGCGCCGAACCCAGGCCGCCCGGTGGCGTTCCGCATCATCGCGGGCAACATCACCTTTCTTCCGGCGCCGGCCGCCGGCTACACGATCCGGCACTGGTACGCGCCCGCCTCGCCGCGGCTCACCCTCGACGCCGACACATGGGACGGCGTAGACGGCTGGGAAGAGTATGCCATTTGGCGCGCCGTGGCCTACTGCCAGCAAAAAGAGCAGCTCGATGTTTCGTTTGCGATGGGGATGGTTCAGCAGCTCGGCGCGCGCATCGACCGCCTAGCCCCGTTCCGCGCGACGCAGAACACCGAGCGTGTGACCAACGTCTATGGCTCGCGCACGCTCGACGGCGACCCTAGCCGCTTGCTTCCGAGGCCCTAAATGGCCGCCCCGCTCACCAGACGGCCGCAGCTCCTCGCCCAGCTCACGAGCACCCTCAAAACCATCCCGACGCGCGTGCTGCGCACCGAGGAGGCCGCGACGACGGACGCGCAGCGTCAATCCCAAGCCGGCTTCACGCGCACCAACGAGGCGATCGACGCGATCAACGCGCTGAAGCAAGTGCCGTTCGGCGCCGGGCAGTTCTTGACCGTGCCGGACGGCAAGGGTGGGCGGAACGAGCTCATTACCTTTGCGGCGCCGGGAACCTATTTCCTCCCGCACACCCTCGGCCGCCCCGTCGAGGGATTCATCGTGGTGGACACGCAGACCAGCGGCAACCACCGCACGCACCGCGTCGCGCAGTCACGCAGCGCCGACGAGAAAACAATCGAGCTCCACGTGCAGGCCGCGTGCGAACTGAAAATTTGGGTATGGTGACGCATGGCTGACGCATCCAAACCGGGCGAAGGCGCCATCGTTCGCGCCGACTTTGGCGGTGGCATCGATCAGAGCCTCGACGCATGGCGCGTGCCGCCTAGTCAGCTCTCCGATCTCACTAACGGGCGCCTCGACACGCCCGGCAGCGTGCGCAAACGCTACGGCTACCAGACGACCACCCCGCCGCTCAACGACGCCGGCGCACCCATCGCCGCGCTTGCGTTGCGCGATCAAACGGTCGTGCTCGACGCCGCGCGTGACAACGCCATCGACGACGGCGCGAGTGGCTCAAGCGCCTCGGCGCGCATCCTTAACGAGTGCGGCTACGTGGCGCGTCAATACGCACCCAGCAGCACAAACGATTGGGTGACCGTGGGCGCCGTGTCGGACGTGATCGGTGACGTGACCAGCTACGACGCCGGCGCCGCCAACTTCGACGACGCCTGGGACATTGCCGCCACAGAGGATTTCGTTTTCGTCGCCCGCATCACGCGCGCAAAGCAGGTGACAGGCGCAACCGGCACCACCGTGACGCTCACCGTGAGCCAATACGACGCGCAGACGCGCGCGCTAATCGACTCGGCGAGCACTAACGTGACCGGCCGCGTCTACCCTAAGGTCCTCGCGTACCAGAGCGTCAGCACGCTCGTGGTTTCGGTCGCGTTCCCCGATCGCACGTTCGGCGGGTTCCCCGGCGCCGTCACGCCGGCAACGGTGGACCTCTACACGTGCACGTATGCCGCATCCGGCCTCGGCTCGCTCGTCAACGGCTACTCGAGCGCCGGCGCGCTCGATTGCGACTGGTGGGAGCTCACGGCGTTCCGCTACACGACCGCGGAGCGATACCGGCCCCTTTGCCCCTACGACATCGCGAGCGACGGCGTGAACCTTTTTCTCGCCGTCTACTCGTCCCGCACGACGACCTACCGGCTGCAACGGTGGACGGTCACCGCCGGCTCGCTCGCCCTTAGCGCGCAAGCCAACACCGCCAAAGTCGGCGCGCTCGCCGTCGTGGCCGTGTCGCTCGAGCTCTTTGGAAACCGTCTCTACCTCGGCGGCGTGGCCCTATCGGTCAACCTCGCAGCCGCGCTTCCGTGGCAGCCGACCGCCGGCGTGCTGCAAATGCACGTCATCACGACCACCGGCCTCGCCCTCGTGTCATCAGGCAGCACGGCGATCCCGCTCGTGCGCGCCGGCTCGTGCCCCGTCGTGGGCACGGTCACCGTGGCGCAAACGCTCGAGAACCTGAGCCTTGGCTACGACGAGGCCGCGGTCTTCGCCGAGCTCATCCAGATCGACCAGACGGCGCCGGAGAACGTGCTCGCGCGCTACGTGCACCATTTTTCGACGCGCACCGACACCGGCGCGACCGTCCAAGACCAGAACATGAGCGCCGCAACGCCCACCGCGCGCGCGTTCCGGCTCACATACTTTGCCAAGGTCACGCAAACGAACCGCCTCCCGGTGCGCCTCCCGCTTGGCCTCGGATCGTCCTATTCGACGTGGCAGGGCCGCGACGCGAGCAACGTCCTCGAGACCGAGAAGTTTGCGAACTACCCCGGCGACATCGGCACCATGGTCGTCACCGGGCCAAACGACCACCGCACGACGCTCGCGAGCTCGCCCGCGCAAACGCTCATCCCGCGCCTTCTTCCGACCGCCCCGCCTCGCCCATTCTACCGCGCCAACCGGTGGCACATCCCGCACCGCTTCGCCGTGGACGGTTCCGGCGGCTTCGCCTTCGCCGTCGTCACGCTCGAGCCGCGCGCGCCCGGTGACGCCCTCGGCACCGCCTACGGCGCAAGCCTGCAAACCGCCGGCGGGCTCGTGCAAACCATCGACGGCCAGCAGGCCGCCGAAACGGCTATCATTGACCGCCCGTACATCGGCAGCGTGCGCCAAAGCGCCGGCGGCGTGCAAGTAGACTTCCAGGACGGCGACTATTTGCTGCAAGCCGTGCTCGCCTACCGCGACGCTCAAGGCAACATCCACCGCTCTACGCCGTCCGACCCGTGCCGCGTGACCGTCAGCGGCGCGCAGGACACTTGGACGATCTACCATTCCGGCGCCAGCTACTTGAACCGCGACGACGCCACGATCGAATTCTACGTCACGGAGCCCGACGGCACGATCCTCCGCCGCTGGACTTCCATCGCAGCCTCGAGCGTGGCCGGCTACGGCGCGACCACCATTCGCGACGCGGGCACGCTCGCGGCTACCTCGCTCGGCCTCCCGGACCTTGACGCTCCGACCATCTACACGACCGGAGGCGTGCTCCCATTCGTGCCCGTCGCCAGCGCGCGCTTTGCCGTCAACTACCGCAACCGGCTCCTTGTGGGCGGGGCCGACGACCCGCGGAGCATCTACTACTCCAACGCCCCCGTCGCAAATCAGGCCCCCTCGTTCGCCGTGGGCAACGTCATCCGCATGGAGCACGACGGCGGCTGCACCGCCGCCGGCACCCTGAACGACAAATTGATCCTGTTCACTGAGAGCTCGGTTTACGCCGCGTACGGCCAATTTCGCGACGAGACCGGCGCAGGCTCCGCGCTCAGCGACCCCGAGTCGATTCACGATTACCTCGGGTGCACATCCCCCGCCAGCGTCGTGAGCATCCCGCCGGGTCTGCTATTCTTTGGCAGCGACAACATTTTCTACCTCATCGGCGAGCGCCTCGATTTGCAGCCCATCGGCCTCCCGGTGCAGGACATCACCTCGGGCCAGTACCCGTACGACGCCGTGATCGCCGCCGTGCACATCGCCGAGGAGCGCGAGGTTCGCTTCTACGTCCAGAGCTCGACGGCGGGCCAAAAACAGGTGCTCGTCTATAACTACGGCGTAAACCAGTGGAGCCGCGACGTGCTACGCTTCCGCGAAGACGGCACATGGACCGCAGCGACAAGCAGCAACGCCTTTGGCGTGCTCGCGTGCGACAACAACACCAGTAACAGCCGGTGGATCTACGACGACCGCAGCACGTTCTTCGAGTTCGGCAATTACCTGAGCATGACGGCCAAGACCGCATGGATTCAGCCCGGCGGCTCGCAGGATTACGCGCGTTTCCGCAATTGCCAGTTCCTCGGACGCTCCAAGGCGGACCACTACCTTGCGATCAACGTCTACACCGACTTCGACGAGTCCACCGTCCGCGCGACCGGCTCATGGTCGCCGGCGCAGCTTGCACCGTCGCCGGGGAGCTCATGGCCCGAGCAGGTTAAGCTTCAGGTGGGCAGCCAAAAAACGCAGGCGGTCAAAATTACGATCAGCGACACCGATCCCCTCGTGGTATCGACTGGCGAAGGCCCCCAGCTTGTCGGCCTCGCCATCGAGGTGCTCCCGCTCGGTGGCACCAAGCGACTCCCAGCAGCGCGCAAGCAGTAGGGTACTCCATGGCAAGCATCGGCGAAGACATCGGCAATTTCTTTGGCAACGTCGGCAAAGCCACCACCGAGGCCTTCACGGGTCGCGACGTGCCGACCACCCGCGTGACCGGCGTCGGCAACATCGGCGAAGACCCCGAGGCCGTTGCCGCCGAGTACCAGCGCCGCATCCGGCAAATGTACGGGCAGCAGCAGCGCGCCGAAGAACGCTTCACCCAAGGGCAGCAGGAGCAACGCATTCTCGGCGCGATGGCCGGCACCCAGGCCGCAAGCCAAGCCGCGCGCACGCAGGCCATGCAGAGCGCGCAGCAGACCCTTGGCGCGGCTTCCAGCGTCGGAGGCATCGCAGGTGTGCAGACGGCCGCACTAGGTGCTCTTGGTGCCGGGCAGGCCCAGCAATACGGTCTCCAAGAGGCCGCGCAGGTGCAGGCCCAAGAGCAGCAGCGCAACGCCCTCGCCGCCGCGCAAATGGCGGAGCTCTTGCGCCAGCAGCAAATGGCCCAATACGGCCTCGAGCGCGCCGACTTCGCCCAGGCCCTCGGAGCGCAGCGCGCCACGCTCGCGCCGGAGCTTGAGATCGGCCAAGCCTACGCCCAAGCCGAGGCGCAGCGGCAACAGCGCCTCTTTGGCGCCGCGACGGGCGCCGCCGCCGCCGGCGTGCCCTACCTCATCCGGAGCAAGACCTAATGCCCTACGAGCCCCCGTCCCCGTTCAGCCCCGGCCGCGAAAACCGCGTCAATCCCACGTCGTGGGCCGAATCCGGCGCACAATACGTCGCGCCAAACGCGCAGGAGCTCGCACAACAGCAGGCTGAGCGCGCCTACCGCACGCCGCAGCAGCAGGAAGAGGAATTCTACCGGCAGCAGATGCAAGGCCTCCAAGCATTGCAGCAGGGTGCAGACGCGCGCTTTGCCGCCGCCCGAGCTCCGCAGGAGGCCGCCGCCGGTGTGCTCGGCGAGCGCGCCGCGACGCTGAGCGGCAGCGCCGCCATGATGGCCGGCCAGCAGGCCGCAGAGGCCGCGCAGGCTCGAGCCATGGTTATAGGCCGCACACCCTACGGAGCCAGAGGTGCAGGCCCTGAAGCCGCAATTCTTGGCGGGCAGCTCGGCCAAGCCGCCGCCGCGCAAATGGGCGCGCTCGAGCAGGAAGCCGCCGCGCGTCAAGCCGCCTACCTCCGCAGCGTGGCATCGCTCGGCCAAGGCCTCATGAGCGAAGCCGAAGCGCGCCGCGCCACGGAGCAAGAAATTCTGCGCGACATGCAAACGCGATTCCTCGCAGCTCAGCGCCTCGCCGGCGGCCAGCGCGAGCAGCAGGCCCAAGAGAGCGCCGCCGGCCTCGCCCGCATCGGCACCGTGGGCGGGGCAATTATCGGCGGCCTCGTGGGCGGTCCCGGTGGCGCCGCCGCAGGCGCAACCCTTGGCGGAAAGATCGGCTAATGGCACTGAACATAGGGAGCGTCAACACGCCCGCGCACAGTGAGGACACTTTCGACGCCCGAAGCGTGCTCGGAAGCGTGATTCCGGCTGCGCCGTTTGCGCCGGCCGCACTTCCACCAATGCAGCTCGACACGAGCCTGACAAACCCCGCCGTGCTCGGATCGCGGATGCCGGCACCATCGCCGGGCGCGCTCGAGCTCGGCGGCGTCAGTACCCCGGCGCAGGGCTTCATGGGCGAAGCCGTGCCCGTGCTTGGCGGCCCCGCTGCGGCCCCTGGGAGCCTCGCCAAGGCCCCTTTGAACATGCCGCGTGTTCCGGGCGTGGTCATGCCCGAAACCGACGTGACGGGCCAAGCGCGGCGGCTCACGATGCCCGAAATGAATGTGACCGGCCCCACGGCTCCAGGCGTGGCGCCAGCGGAGCCCGCCGGCGCGCTCAACGTCGTTGGGGGCGAGGTTATGCCCGCCGACTTGCGGAAGCAGCTCGCGACGCTCGAAAAACAGCGCGCCAAAATGACGCCGCAGGAGAAGCTCGAGGAATTCCAAACGGGCGCGCTGAAGCGCCAGGAAACCGAGCTTCGCGAGCAGCTTGAAAGCACTAGCGCGCGGTTCGGCGCCAAACTGACCGATCAGGCCAACGTGCTGCAAGCCGAGGAAGAAGGCCTGCGAGCCGAAAAAGACCTTGCCACCAAGGAAGCGGCGGCCGTCGCGGCAGAGTACAAGGCCGCTGAAGAGCGCCTACAGCAACGCAACGACGCCGCCAAAAAGGCCGACGACTCCTATCAGCTCGCGCAAAAGGAGCTCGACAGCACGTCGATCGACGTGGACAAAGCCTATGGTGGCGCCGCCGGACGCATCTTTGCGGGTCTCGCGGTTGCCCTTGGCTCTTTCGGCGCGTCGCTCAGCGGCGGCCCGAATTACGCCATGCAGATCGTAAACGATCGCATCAATCGCGAGCTTGACGCGCAAAAAAGCGAGATCGACAAGAAGAAAGGCAAAGTAACCGAGCTTGGCAGGATGCTCGAGCGAAATGAACGGTTGCTCGGCGACGCTCAGGCCGCGCGCAACCTCACCCTCGCGCAGAGCTACACCGCACTGCGCAACCAAGCCAAGGCCTCGACGGCGTTCGCCGCCGCCGGCCCCAGGGGCGCGATGGTGCTCGACGACTTGCAGGCCCGCGCCGCCGAGTCGATGAAAGACGTTCGCAACTCGATCCTTGACGTGCAGACGCGCCGCGAAGGCCTCCCGCTCGAGGCCGACGCCGCACGCTACCAAGCGCGTGTGAAGGCCAACCAAGCCGCAGCAGCATTGGCAGCGAAGCGCGCCTACGACGAGCGACAGGCAACGATCAAATTTGATCGGGAGCGCGCGCTGCAAACGCAAAAAGAAGAAGCGGACCTAACCAAGAGCGCGATGGAGAAGGGCATTGAGTCCGGCGAGCTATCGGCCGCGACGGGCGCCGCCGCGCAAACGTCCGCAGCAGCAAACCCAAAGGCCGTGTCCAAGGCCCTCGACGAGCTCGCCAAATCGGCCGTAGGGGTAAAAGACTTGCCGGCGCTATTGTCAAACCTCGACTCATTTGAGAACGCGATCAAAGCATATGGATCGGCAGCCGAGGCCCCAGGCGCCGGCCTCAACGTGGCAGGCAGCCGAATCGGCGCTGGGATTATGTCCGCCATGCCATCGGTCGCCGAGGCAGCACGGGCGCTCGATCAAGCGCGCCTAACCTCGACGCTAAATTACCGCCGCGATCTAACCGGCGCCGCGGGCAGCGAGAGCGAGGACGCAAAAATTGCTCAGTCCGCAGGCGGCGGCGACCCGGTGCGAAATCAGGCATGGATCAATGAGCAGCGCAAACTAATCGATCGCCGCGTGGACCTTGCGCTCCAAACGGTCCCACCAAACCAGCGCGCGGCGGTGCGCGCAGCGATCTACGCACGCGCGGGCAGCGCCCCGCCGACGTTCGGCCCATCTAAGGGGCCGAAGTGACGGCCTACGTTCAAACATCGACGGGCCAGCTCGTCGAAGGCCCGGAAGCCGACCTCGAGGCGTACATTGCAGCCAACCCCGGCGCAAAGCAGGTGACGCCGGACCAAGCCACGGAAATCGCGCGCGTGAACGCCGTGCGCGAAAGCCAAACGGGCGCCGTGCCAGCCGCCGTGCAAGCGGTAGAGAGCGGCATTCGTGGCGTGGCGTTCGGTCTCCCCATCGGCGAAGCAATCGAGCGCGCCGGCTCAGGCCTAATCGGCTTCGCCACGGGCGGCGTCGAAGGCGCCAAGCAGGCCCAAGCCCAGGCCGCCGAGCGCATCAAGCTTCGCGCCGAGGAGAACAAAGGCATCGACCTCGCCGCCGAGGCCGCAGGCTTTGGCGCGTCCCTCATTGCCAGCGCCGGCACCAAGGCTTTGGCAGAAGCCCCCGCTCGTGCCGCCGCAGCGGCCGCAGGGCGTGCCGCCGAGGCCGGCGCAGCCAAGACCGCGCTCGGGTTCGGCGCACGTGCCCTCGAGGCCGCCGGCGCCAAGGGCATCAGCATTGCCGAGGGCATCGCCGAGAAGACAGGCAGCGAGCTCGCACAACGCGCGGTGCAAACGCGCATCGGTCAAGCCGTCGCACGCGGCATCGGCGAAGCATCAGGTCTCGCGGTCACGACGGCCGCAAAAGACGTGACGCTAAACGATCAGCTATCGGCCGAATACATTGCGTCCCATTTGTCGGACGGCTCGCTGGCGCTTGAGGCCGGGCGCCGCGCAGGCGAAGCCGTCCTCGTGGGCGCCGGGGCCGGTGCACTGTTTACGGGCCTCGGTGCCGCAGCGCGATCTTTGCGCGTGGGCGGCGTGGCCGGCGGAACCCTTGGGGGCATCATTGGAGGCGTGACAGCCGGCCCCGCGGGCGCAGCCGCGGGCGCAGCCGCGGGCGCGTACGCCGGCCGCCGCGCTAGCCTCATGAGCGAAGAGGTGCGCCGCCTCGCATCGCTTTCCGTCGGTGAAGCCGAGACGCGCGCCGCCGCAGAAGCCGCGGCCGCGGCGCAGAAGCCCAAGCCCGGCTCGCCCCTCACCCCGGACGAAATCGCCGCCGCGCGAAACGTGCCGAAGACCATCGAGGAGCAACAGGCCTACCTCGAGCAGCTCCACGCCAACCCGCCGCCGGCAACGGCGAGCCTCGAGGAGCGTGAGGCCTACACCAAGCAGATCGCCGAGGCCGCGGACAACATCACGAGCGCCAACATGGGCGCCGTGCAAGACCGGTTTGCGGAAATCGAGAAGACCGCCAAGGCCCTACAAGACCCCGAGAGCCCGCAGGGCCGAATGGTTCGCGAGCAGCTCGCGACCGCCAAGGAAGGCAAAGAGCGCGTAGCCGGCTCGATTGTCTCGGACCTTAACGATTTTTTCGAAGGCGCGCGCGCAAGCCATGTGACAAGCACCGGCAAAAGCAAAGCCGCGACGCTTGAGAGTTTTGCCGAGGTGGACGCCCTCGACGGTGCCGCCGTCAAAGCCGCCTCGCTTGAGCACCTCACGCAGATCCAAAACGCCCTCGACGAAGCCCTTGAGCACGAGGGCATTTCCGAAGCCAAAGGCGCGATCAACAAACTCTCGCGCCGCCTCGAGCAAGAGTACGACGCGATCTCGAAAATGGGGAATGAGGCAATTGACGCGGGACACATGGCGGCGCGCATCGACGACCTCAAGCGAGAAATCGGCAACTATGCCGTGCGAGGGTTCGGCCGCATGGCAAACGCCGCCGACAAGTTCGCCGAGGAAACTTTGAAAACGCGCGCATACGAACCCATGCGGCAGTTTTTGCAATCGCCGGAAGTGTTCGGCACGCAAATCGCGGAGGCCCAGCGCATGGGCAACGTCGCGTGGACGGACTACCTCACCAACTCCAAGCGATTCCAGAAGTTCACGACCGCCGCCGATCGGGACATCTTCGACCCGTTCAAAGAGCGCACAGTAGCGGAAACCAAGGTTGTGCCTGGGTTCGTGCGGGACATTGGCAGCCTGGAGAACCAGCTTGACGCGCGCATTTTCAAGGAGACCGTTCAGAATGGCGTGACGCTCATGGAGACCATGCAACGGCTCTACAAGCCCGGCGTGCACGCAGACCGCATCGCCAGCGGCATCGCCTCGGGGAAGCGCATCCTTGCTTCGCTAGAGGAAGCTCAGGGATTCTACAACGCCGAGAAGGCCGCCGAGCTCTTGCAGACAGACGCCGTGTCAAAGTTCATCGGCCAAGCCCAAGGCGCCATCCCCATGGTGGGCAAACTGGTTGAGCAATTTGCCGACGTGCAAAAGCGCGTGATTATGATGCAGGCGACGGAGCGCGTGGTTGCGCGCAGCGAAAGCCGGATGAACGCCGCGGTGACAAAGTTCCTCGCCGGCGGAGCCCGCCCCGGCCAACTTGTCGCCGAGGCCGCTGCGCTCAAGGCCATCCCGGCGACGACGCGCGGCGGGCGCCCGGTCCCGCCGGAGCCTCGAGCCTCGGCGCAAAAGCCCGTGAAGGCCACGGCACTCGGCGAAGAAGGCGTCAACCAAGCCGAAGCCGTGCGCCAAATGGCGACCGTCATGGCCGCAACCCAAGGCGACAACGCTGCAAAGCTCGTCGCCGACGCCGTAACACCCATGGCTTCGCCCAATGACGACCGCCTCGCCGTCACGGCCGCTAATGCCATGGCCCGCGCCCAGGCGTTCCTGGCGCGCAAGGTGCCGCCAAGCGTTGCCAACGGCGACCCCAGCAACGCGCAACCACAATTCGCAGCGCCGCGCCTCACAGACAGCGACCTCGCCAAGTGGAAAACCTACGTCAAGACCGTGAGCGACCCGCTATCCGTCGCCGACGATCTCGCCCAAGGCACAATCTCGCGCGAGCAAGTCGAAACGCTCCGCGTTGTGTTCCCCGCGATCTACACGACAATGCAAACGAAGGTGCTAGAAGGCCTTCGCGCGTCTAAGCGCCCCATCGACTACGACAAGCGCGTGCTGCTTTTCACCTTGTTCGGCACCGCCGTTGACCCGACCCTCACGCCGGCAAACATCGCCGCCGTGCAGCAGACTTTCATGCCGACCCCGAAGGCGCCAAATCCGGCGTTCAAAGCATCGGGGCCGGGCGGATACGCAGGCAGCTTCGCGGCAGGCTTGCGGCTCCCTCCCGAGACACGTGCCGCGCGCAGAGGCCAGCCATGACCCAACGGATCGGAACCGGCGCAAACGCCGAAATCACACAGTACGCCGTCACCCTCTCGACGACGCCGAGGCAGCTCGAGACGGGCATCCCCGTAGGCTCGCCCGTGGGCGCGCTCACCTCGCAAAGCCCCTCGAGCTCCACCGCGCGCAGCCTCGCGACCGGTCCCGTCAATCCCGGCCGATTCTACGTGCAGGGCCTGACGATCGCCAACGCAGACGCAGCGATCACCGTCTACGTGACGACCGACGCCAGCGGCGTTGCGGCCGTCGCGTTCCCGATCGTGGCCGGCGCATCGCTGCGCCTCGACATGAATCGCGGCGACGACGTGTTTCTTTTCTCGGCATCCGGCACGCCGACCGTGCGGATCTTGGGGGTTTGACATGAGCGCACCAGAGATCAGCCCACCCGCGCCTGTTGGCGGCGGCAGCCCGATCGGCGGCAGTGGGACCGCAGGCTACGTCGCCAAGTTCACCGGAGGCACGTCTATCGGCAACTCCCTCGTGCGCGACAACGGCACGGACGTGTCGATCGACATGTCCCCGAGTGTCGGCTTCAAGCTCAGCGTCAACGGCGACACGAACATCGTCGGCCGCATCGACGCGGTGAGCTCGCGCATCAGCACGATGAGCAGCGGCCTAAGCAACGACCTCGTGCTCCAGCGCGACGGCGTAGAGGCCGCGCGCATCATCGCGGGCGGGCTCCTCGGCGTCGGCTGCACCGATCCGGGGAACACCCTGGAAACGTACGCAAGCACGGCGAGCGGCATCCGTGCGAGCAGTGACACGCTGGCAAACATCGGCATTTTTCAAAATTCGAGCAACGCAACTGGCGCGTCGCTTACTCTGCGCAAAGCGGGCGGAACTCGTGCGGCCCCTTCGGCCGTCACCAGCGGCGACACCATCGGCACGGTGCAGTTTTCCGCGTACGGCACGGGCGGCAACGTCGTGTCGAGCATCGCGGCGAACGTCGTGGCGTACACGAGCGCGACCAACATTAGCAGCAACCTTACCTTCGGCACGTCGCCGAGCGGCTCTGCGGCAGCGGTCACGCGCATGACGCTAAATTCAAGCGGCGCCATGATTATGGCCGGCGACGGCACCGCCGCCGCGCCGGTCATCGCAAACAGCACC